ATCTTTATCCACGAATCCAAAGAGCGCTGCCGTGATGGCCTTTTGCCACAGCTCCAAGATGACTGGTTTGCCGCCCCATTTGCCCTTCGAATGTTTACAGAAGGTCTGAATGAAGTCAATGGCATACTGCGCTTTAGAGTCGTCGTAGATATACTGCGCATTTTTATCATTGATTTTTTCAGTCAGATGCTTGAATACCCGCCGTACCTTATCAGATACCACTATCTGACCGGATTTTATGCCGCCATAGTATTTTTCAATGTAATTCAAGGCCTGTTTTTGATGAATTCCGTCAGCGTGTCCTCTGCATCAGGGGCCGCTGTGGCCGGAAGACATTGCACCAAGGTACGGATGGCGCTCACGTAGTTCTTGAACGTGGTGGAGTAGGCCTTCGAGACCGTTGACTCCTTGGTTCCGAACTGATTTTCACCGTTCTTGTATTCTTCAACGAATCCCACCACTTCCAATTGTTCCATGAGCTTTTGCAGCTGGTATTCCAGACGTGCCACCTGCCCGATCAGCGGGCTCACGACCGTCTGTTTTTCTTCATCGGCGACTTTCAGTGCTTCCTGCAATGCTTTCACTCTTCTTTTTATGGCTGTTTCCGGTTTAATCTGTCTCACTCCATCACCTCCTCGCTCCTTTACTTTGATTCTCGTTTATTGCCATTGATTTTGATACTACACCCCCTTGGAGGATGCCGTTTGTATTACAGAAAGGCCTGCCCCCGGCGGCATTTTTCAGGTTAACCAAAATTCTGACCGGGGGCTTAGCGGCTATGGTCCACGATGCCAATAGGATTGCCATCATCATCAAACAAGCACTCCCTGTCCAGCCCTGCACCATGCACAGCGTTGTGGCAGTAGATACATAGAAGCTCTAAGTTGTCCCAGCCATACACAACGTTGTCGTCCCCTACATTCTCCGGAGACAAGTGCTGCTTGTGGTGAACGATAAACCTAGGTGGCTTGCCAGTCCCCACAAAGGAACGATTGTGGCAGCGCTCACATACATAGTGCTGAGACTCTGCATAAGCATGGGCTACCTTCCGCCATCGCTGGCTATTGTAAATGTCTTTGGAGAACTCCCTGGCCACGCTGCTTCACATCCTTTCATATCCAAAACGAAAATGAAAACCTAAATAAAAAATCAAAATCAAATTCCATTTCCATTTTCTATTTCGGTTTCCGTTTTTAAAATAAGAAAACAAAAACCACGCTGTTATGCGTGGCTGTCTGTTTCCTGTTCAATTTTCGATGGTATTAGTATAACACAAAGCATCAGTATATTCCGTACACAAATCATGCAAGAATCAGTCAAGTTTCTGCTCCAAACTGTCCCCAAAGTGTCCCCGCTCAAATCGCCAAAGTTATTCACAGAGTTATCCACATAGTTGTTCACAATCCTGTTATCGCTTAAAGAATACAACGGATGTCTGGAAGGGAACCGCATCCGGGCCGAACATCATCCCCGTCAATGTCTTGAGTGCATTGCGTGCGCGCTTCCGGCAAGAGCCGACGCTGCAACATGCATACCGCGCTGTGCTTTCCCAGGATGCATCATCAATATATCGGCTCTCTAAGATTCTGGCATCCGTTTCATTGATATCCTTTAGGGAAGCCATGGAACTATCCAGCCGTCTGATGAGTGGTTCAATCTGCTGTAAGTCAGCATAATATTTCCGGATTTTCTGCTGCAATTCTTCGTGCTGCATGTATACACGCTCTTCCTGGCTCACCTTTTCGCCGCCCCCGCAGCCACCAGTTGGCGACATGTATGACGCTGCCGGTGTGGCTTCCAGTTCCAACATGCGCTGGCATTCCTCGATATCGGTTTTGACGTTCGCAATATACTGCGAGAACTCTCGATACCGGCGCAAGTATTCAGTCACTGCGTCGATATAATCATTATGATACATCCCGCTTCCTCCCATCATTGAATTTAGAAAGCAAGGCAGATTCAATACCTGCCTTGCTCACACTACTGTTTCACTTCTCTCACGCTGATCCGCAAGTAGCCGGCGCTCTGAGAATACCATTTCCGGCAGGACACCTCAACCACCTGCTTGTCATCTTCATAAGCTGCCTTGTTCAGCGCATCCAGTACGACTTTCAATGTATTATCAATGTCCGGTTTCTTTGCCGGGCGATTGATATTATGCTGACACGCCAGACGCTTCCCCTTCGTATACGACTTGGGGATCTGGAAGTAGGCATCAACCGTAATCCCGACATAGCAATCAGACGGGATGGCTTTCCCTCCGGCGGCCAGGAACGCTTTGCGAATCAGCTTTTCATACTTTGCTGTTTTCGCTGGCGTATAAACGGTCCCGCTTTTCTGGCTGAACCGCGGCCTTGCTTTTCCTTGCGGGTCCCCTTCTACAATGAATTCCATACCAACCTCCCCTTATTTCTGAATCAGCAGCCATTCCAGGAACGTCATATGTTCTTTGAGCTGCCCCGTATCGTACACATACCATTCGATTCCAAGCCCTACGGCAGACAGCAAAAGCACCAATCCAACGGCCAAAAGAAATTCGTATCCGTTTTCATATAAAATTCTTCTCACATCCTCATCGCCTTTCTGAAAGAATCTTCACATTCCGGGCGGCGATTCTTCTGGCAGGCTCGCTCATCATTGCACTTATGGACCAATTGGCCAAACTCGTCATACATCCAGTGCCATTGGCCGGAATACAGCCTTCTGCCGCAATACACGCACAAGTGATAATCACCACGATTTTGCAGCAGTTCTTTCTGCAATGATTGGATGGCCTGCTCGGTATCCTTCCGCCTTCGCCTGTTCTTTCGCCCCATTCTGCATTACCTCTCACGGTTAATCATGAATAAGATCAGGAAGATTGAAGCCATAAATCCGCCTGACATCATCCCCAGAAAAAATACAATTGCGTTCACATCATCCATCTCCGTGCCTCCTTAAAAGGGAATCTCTTCCTGCTCCATCCATTGCGGGTCTTTTACTTCCGTCCCCATTTGCTCAAATCCTATTGGAGGCGCGTTATGGCTGCCAGCGTGACTATTCCCTTGAGTGGAGGTTTCAGAACGTTTCTCGATGAACTCAGCCCGGTTCACTGAGATTTCTGTAGTATATTTTTTCTCCCCGCTCTTGCTAGTATAGCTTCCTGTCTGGATTCGGCCTTCTACCAAAAGCCGCTGCCCTTTATAGACGTAGTTGCCAATGGCTTCTGCCGTTTTGCCGAATGCTACGCAGTTGATGAAATCGGCTTCCTGATTCTGGCCTTTTTTATTCAGTCGGTTGACTGCCAACGTGAAGCGGGCTATGGTCATACCGCTCTGCGATGCTTTGATAACAGGGTCACGGGTCAGCCTGCCCAAAATAAAAGCTACATTCATGCTTTCCCTCCATCTTCCATAAACAATTCCCGCAAAAATTTCGTGTATTCTTCCGCCTTCGCCAGGTCGCTATACAGCGTGCCTTTTTTCGGGTATCTGTACAGGTACTTGATGATGTTCCCCATGTAGTAGGCTTCCGCTCCGGAAAGGCCACGGGTCATGATTTCAATGACTTTTTTACACTCTGTGCCCTTCCAGGTGTAGTGATCCGGATGACGAATCATGTCAGACATTTCGCCCGGTTCATCGTCCACTTCAATTTCTTTTCCCTGAAACAATACAGTGTTTTTGGTCATGTTAGTTCCTCCCCGTGTTTAATCAATAATCACTACATTCGCATGGCTGATATTAATAGTCTGCCCATCGGAATGTTCCACAACAGTATCATCATTCGATTCTTCGTTCAGCCATTCCAAGTAGAACGCTGTCTGTTCTTCATGGTCATCACCGTTACCAGGATATACCGGGCAATCACAACATGACGTTATCCCACCCAATAAATCCGCCAGTTCATTTATGCCCATTGCTTTTATCGCTTCATAGTTCGTCATAAGACATTCCTCCTTATCGGTAAATCTTTCCCGTTCTGGTATTTTTCAGCACAATCCGCTCAACGACTTCAAAACCGTAAGCCTTGAAGATTGCTCTGGCCTTGTGGATGGCCTTATCCATCCTGGCAGCATCCGCCTCATCTTGCTTTCGCTTTTCTTCCTGGCGGATTGTTTTGTAGGCTCCTCCATACGTCGGATCAGCGTAGCCTTCTTCGTTTTTAATCATCAGCCCAACCCCGCCAGTCTCTGATTCTGCCCTTCCACTCGCAACGCATAGGGGTTCACCATTTCATAGATTCGGCTGCCAAGCGCTTCATCAATCCTGGCAAGGTTGCCCACGCTGTACTCACTGCTGAAAAGCGTCGTCAGATGGTTCAAGTATCTGGCATTAATCAGGTCAAAGACCACTTTCAGCTCATCCCGGTCAATGTCCATCAGTTTGCCATTTTCCACACGGCCGGAGAATTTAAACAAGTCATCAATGTAGAGATTCTGGCAGGTCTTCCACTTCTTCATGGCCACGTCATAATCTGCGCTATAGCTCCGAGAAGCTTTCACAAGATTTGGGATTTCAGCCCGATAGGAAAAGTAGAAGTGCGGCTCACCAAATCGCCGCGTCAGTTCCTGGCAGGCAGCAATACAGATATGAGTCTTCCCCATGCCAGATCGCCCAAAGAGTCCCAATCCAGTTCCGCCAGGAACATGGTCTTTCAGCCAGGCTTCTGCCATTTCCTTCATTCTCCCGGCAATCTCACT